TGCGTCAAAGTAAGTTTTTAAAAGCCGTTTCAACTGAACCACTTTTTGTGCTATGTCAGAATTATCTGCAAAGAAATCACTTTCGTTGATCGCCTTTTTTTTATTGCGATTAACAAAGGTAATATTAAATCCTGTGCTTGTGTTATCGCTACTGGTGTATTCGCTTATAAGTATTTCCATGATCGTTCCTAGGTTTTGATTATGTAATTTAAGACCACCACAGGCGGAACTACACTATGTCTTGAATTTCCACCTGCTGCCACATTGTTAATACCGATATTGTGTGTATGAGCTAAATTAGTTGAATTGGTTGAAAGCTGATCGGTGTTTCCACCAGATCGATTTGCAATGTTGTAAGTTCCAGATCCTGTAGAACTAGAATAATTGGCCAGAGTATGCGTATGGTTTTCGTTAGCATTCATACCACCTGTGATCTGATTACTTCCACCTGCGGACGATCCAACTGTATTAGCGTGTGTGTGACTAGCTAGTTCTGCGGTGGTCAACAGATGGGTTTCTTCACCTAGCCACTGGCCCCTTGTCCTTGCCGTTTGTGCGGTTCCACTTGGTGCTCCTGTTCCTGATGAATTTAAACCAGCACCAGTACCAGCTCCCATAGGAAGCCTACCCCTTAGGTCTGGCAAGGTGAAATTCAATCCAGATGCCCCTGTGTAGGCAGATCCACCATAAGTATTGGAAATGACTGCGTGAAGTGCTAAATAAGTAGAACTTGAAACGCTAGAACCATCACATAACAAATACCCAGTAGGTGCGCTTGCTCCTGCATAAGGACAAAGTGCGCCAGTCGGCAATGATGAAGAAGCTGCGGGCGTGGTGCTTTGCCAGGTTGTGCCGTTGCTCGTAAGTAGGTTGCCACTGCTACCAGGAGCAACAAAAGTTGGGGTACTGGTTCCGTTCCCAAGGATCACATTATTTGCTGTTAATGTTCCTAAACCAGTACCACCTGAAGCAACCGCAACGGTACCAACCAGATCGGAAGCCTGACGAGATGCCACCAAAACAACACCGTTGCCAGCGGCGTTTCCAATCCAGATCTTGCCATCGGTCGAAGCATTAATGCCAAGCTCCCCAGCGGCGAGAGTCGGCACCGCTGAGGTCGTATAACTTCGCTTAGGCTTAATGGTGTTCGCCACTAGAACGTGCCTCCATCAACAACCACGCCATCCAAAGCGGTGGCGCTTAAGACAGTGGTTCCGTTGATTTTGAAGGCTTTTCCAGATGCAAGATTCACGTGATCGGAAAAGTCCCAGGTCGAACCGGAAGCGGTATAAACAATCGTGTGATCAGTCAGGCCGTGAAGCGTAATACCGCCACCGTTCGCCCCGGCCTCGGTGGTCGATCCAACCGCCAATTCGATGTTCTTATCTGAGACTAATAAAGTGGTCGAGCTAATGGTAGTCGTTCCGCCCTGGACTTCCAATGTGCCGGTCACGACAACATTACCGGAAACGGTGCCACCAGAAGAAGAAAGATAAGAAAGCGCTGGAATGTCAGCAGAAACAAGCGCTCGGAAGGTCGGAGTTGCCGCGCCGCCGCTGGTCGGCCCAGACCAAACATAATTTGCGGTTTGTGTCGCAAGCGAAACTGCCAAGGTGCCGCTGGTGGTCACTGGCGAACCGCTGATGCTCATGATTGAGGTTGGAACCGTTGCGGCTACGCTGGTCACGGTGCCGGTGTTTGCTGTTGCTCCTGTCGCAATGCCGTCTAATTTAGCTGCATAGGTTGAGGTCATGTAACCATCAACGGAAGCGGTTGCCGCTGGCATGGAAATCGCTGGTGTCGTGCCACCGGAAGAGACTACCGGAGCCGTTGCGGTAACACTGGTCACGGTGCCGGTGCCGTACGCTGTAGTATCCAAAATCCAAGTGTTGGCGCCAGTTTTCTTTAAAAGGCCGCTGGTGCCTGCGAGCGCTGCAATCGCATCGAGGTCGCCGTCATAAGCCTGGACATTGGAGCCAATCGCAAGGCCTAAAGCAGTTCTCGCATCGGAAGCGGTGGCGCTGCCTGTGCCGCCTCGATTCACTGGTAGAGCGAAGCCGCTTGGAAATGTTACGCTGGTATCGGTGAATGTTACTGAACTGGAAAATGTTTTTGCTCCGCTGAAAGTTTGCGTGGTTCCGAGCGTGGCAAAGTTTCCAGTGCCAGCAATTGCAATAATGGATGAAGCTACACCGCTTCCAGCATCACCGTAGCCATAATAAAGGCTGTTGTCGGCTTCGTTGTAAAGCAACTCGCCGTTGAGCGCTGCAACGCCAGAGACGCCAGCAGAGCCGGAAGAAGACCGTCGTTTGATTCGGATCGTATTTGCCATGACTTATAAACTCCTAGATTAAAATGATCCGCCGTCAACGGATTCTTGATTAAGAAACACCTGTAAAGCCGAGTTCCATTTGATGATGTTGTCGTTTGCGAGATTGACTAATAAAACATCTTCGAGATCCGCAAAGCGATTGGCGGTGTTATTTCCTGCCGGCCCCTGCGGCCCTGCTGGCCCCTGCAATCCTTGGAATCCTGGCCGGTTAACAATTACCTGGTAATCGTTTTTTACCACTTTGACGATTTTCAAATCTTCTTGAACAATCACTTGGTTAGGTGGCGAAGGATTTAAATTCATCGCGTTACCTCCGCGCGAACGATGAAGGCGCCCTGCAAAATACGCTCAACAACGGCACCGTTCACCGTTTCGAGGTCGTAAACGTAATTACCAGGAGTTAATGCTGCCGTTGTTGAGGCGTTCACCGAAAGATTAATTTTGCCTTCTGCGCTCGTAATCGTGATTCGTGAATTGGCGTTGGTCAGTTCCAGCAATAGCGTGGAAGAAGAAGCGCTTGGCCTAACTTGCATTCTTGAAGTAAAGCCGGTCAAATTAACTGCTACGCCTTCACTATCCGTTATCTGGATAACGTTGGTAAAGGTGCTGCCTTGGTCACAAATCATGTCATAAGTTGCCGCAGGCATATTGGCTTCCTTTTGGATATTTATACTGTATTACTAGTTTAAACAAACAAAATGATTAATCAATCTTAATTTCTGGATGTTAAACAGTGATGTACATATTGAACATGAAGCTCGACATACTGGAGCCTGAAAAGGTAAATACAATCGTTTGGCCTGCCGTAACTGCTAAAGTTCCGCTATTGCTGGAGCTTCCTGTGACCGTGCCAAGGTTGGTACCGCCAACTGACATGGAACCTGAAACACCGCTGCCCATCATGTCATAGGCGTTAAAATAGTAACTTAAAGTTCCGGCAACAGCGGTAGTAAACGTCATCGTTTCCGCACTGCCGGAGCTGTAAATACTGCCCTGCGTTTGGTCGTAAGAGCTTAACCCATGGCCATCGTGTGTACCGCCGCCGCTCTGGCCAACATAAACGAATCCATCGGTAATTGGTGCCACTGGTGTAACGCTAGTACACGCTGAAGATCCAGCGCCTACGCTGTTAACGGCTCGAATGCAAACGGTGTGCGTTGCTGCTGAAAGTCCGTAAATCGTAATCGGTGAGCTGCTGGAATAACTGCTCGTATATGATCCACCATCAACATTGTACTGGTAATCGGTAATGGAAGCGCCACCATCGGAAGCCGGAGGATTAAAGTAAATAACGGCAGGCATCATCGAGCCATCGCCATCGGTAACGCTCGTGATTGTAGGCGCTCCTGGTGGTGTAGGAGTCGGCGTTGGTGTTGGCGTTGGTGTCGGTGTTGGTGTCGGCGTTGGTGTTGGTGTTGGAGTCGGTGTTGGCGTCGGTGTCGGTGTTGGTGTCGGTGTTGGAGTCGGCGTTGGTGTTGGCGTTGGTGTTGGTGCCTCGAAATATGTAATAATGGTGTTATATCCCCATGCCACCAGATTAAAAATATTTGTTCGGTACCAATAATTTTCGTCGTTGTCTGAGTAGCTATTGGCGTTTTTAATTCCCTTTTTAATACTGTAACACAAACTAAAAGGAACAAATGTTATATTTCCGCCTAGACCTGAAATCCGATCAATCGAATTGATTCTACTTTGGTACTGGCTAAAATATTGCTGGTGATTTTGTGCGTAAAAATGAATTCTTCCAGATACTCCTGCAAAGTCCAAAACTCTAGAATAAAAAGAGCCTTCGTTGTAGTTGCAAACTTCGTCAATGTTTCCGATGCTTATATTGTTGGCGTTTGGAGCTACACCACCTCCATAAGAAGGACTATAAACAACTCCTTGATTTGATTTTGATCCTGAATTAACTAGGTAAGCATCTGTTATTTGGATTCGTGCGCTAGTGTAAATCTGATTGTACCCTGAAGTTAACTCCGGTTCAGGTGTGTAAACAATTTTAGGAAGCGTACTTTGCGCATAAAAAGCAACAAAATTACTTGGAATGTCATGATCTAAAAACCGAATTTGGAAAGAATATAGCGCTAGTGTTACACTGGTAAAGGCGATTTTATTTGTATTGCTCTCCGCGTCTTCTCGGCTCGGATGTAAAGTGAATTTGTCCGAATCTGTTTCTCTTGCATAATAGATCTTATTTGCCTCAAAACCAGCCGCTCCAACTAAGACGCGATGTATCAAAGGGTCATGAATTAATCGATATGGTACGCTCGGAAATCCTAAAGGAAGTGTTATTTTGTTAGTCAGAGAATTGTAAAAACTAAGAGTAATCTGCTGAGAAAATACTCCTTCGTTTCCGCCTATATAAAAGTTCATTAGGCACCTTCCAGCACTGCGACCCTAGCTTTTAAATCCGCTATATCTGCAAGCATTCCTGCAATGTCAACCGCAGTCCATTGAACGCCATTTGATCCGCTGTTAACTGTCAGAAACTTACCAGCATTAGATGCTACCGAAGGAAAATCCGTTAGCGTTGTTAGTTGCAAAGTGCGCCAACCTTTTACAGAAGAGGCCGTTGTTCCATAAACTCGATTTGCTCCAGGAGTTGCCAAATCATTCAGTAAACTTAAAGCAACATAAGAAGGGTCACTTGGATTACCACCTCCTGAAAGACTGTCGGTAGTTGAAACGTTGTTTGCTGAAAAAACTAAGCTATTGTTTGTGCTTGAAACTATTAATGTCTTGTAGGTGTTGGTTGTTCCGTACACAGATGGTGTGTCAGTAAGTGCTATAAATGTTGAGGCAGTCACATCTGTTATTGCTCCAAACTCCAATCCAGTTGCATTGCCATTCACCTTTACGCATCGGTTTTGATTGCCGATATAACTAGATGGAATTACATCCGAAAGCGCTAAGAATTGCTTAATCACTGCGTTATCATAGTCTGCGCCTGAGAAGGTGGCATAGGTAACATCTAGCCCAGTTGGAGTTACGACAACATCAGTCACCACATCGATCACTGCGGAACCACCGGAAGAAGCACCACTAGCCGAGGAACCAACCGCAATGTAAAGCGGCCCAACGCTGGAATCGCTCCTTGTCGTTACCCCTTGAAATCTTGCGAAAACATAGCCAACCGGCAGCGTGTCCGCCGTGTTTGCTGCTCGCACTCGCACCGTTTGCGTTGGTGAATACTGCGCAAATAATTGCGTTATGTCATTCCAGAAACTCATGTTTCCATTTTGCGAACCGTCCGAGTATTTTGTTGTTGCGCTTACATAAATTATTACAAACTCATCGCCTTGATTGGTTTGGTCAATCGCCTTGGTGGCAAACTTGGAACGCTCTACCGCTTGCACCGTTTCGGAAATTCGCTGCGCATCAGAAAAAGTGAATGAAACGTTTTCCATTTAAAACGCTCCGGAGGATAAGAAGGTATTGATCCAAGACAAATCGCCCCTTGGATGCGTATTGAATTTAAGGTAAATCGGATCTACATCCCCAAGCTTATAGCCGTTTTCGTCTAAGTCCGAAGGCACCTTTGCGCCTGGTACCAGCGGCCTTAGTGCCGGATTATCGTTAGATATTTTTCCATTGAATCCAACATTCCGAAGCCTAGCGTCAAAGCCTGGCGAAGCGTTTTCCGGTAAGTTTGACCAGGAGTCAGGAACGATTAAATGAAGCACCATTGAAACACGCCAGTAACTTACATTATTTTCAAGGACTCGATTCGCTGAAATATTCTCAACAAGTAAATCGCCTGCTTGAATCGTTTTTTGAACGATGCCTGTGGTACCGCCAAAGAGCGTTACCGAAGCGTTATTGGTTCGGTCAACGTAATAATTCAAATTGGAAACGTTGAAACTTGCTATGTTGCGAGAGCAATTGATAATTAGAAATGGAAAGCGAAACATTAAAGGCGTTGCAAACATTTCGCCAGCGGTGTTGCAAACTTTTCTTGCGTTTGGTGAAAAACTTTTTTCGAGAACGTAGCTTTGAAAGCCTGTCGATAGTTGAATGTCGGCAGGCCTATTGAGAGGATTTTCTATCCTGTTGGCAGGCTCGGAGCCCTTTTGCTGGCTTGCCACTTCCGGACTTTGTTCCACGCCGCCACCGGCTCCGGCTGGACTCGCCGCATCTGGATTTGTTGAGTAATTACAATCGACCAACCAAATCGTAGGTTCGCCGCTGTCCTGTTTCGCACTAGCGCCAACCATCAACGCCGTTTCAAACTCTGGGTGTGCGTCATACATGGCCGGAATCCCTTCGGCCTGCGTAACGTTGTTCATGTATTCATTAATGATGTCGGAGATTACTTTAAATTGCCGATTGATCGTAACTTGGTACTTGGAATCTTGCGCCAGTGTGCGATTGCCGAAAGTTTCTTTTACGTCGATGATTGCCATTTTTTAGCCTCTCGGAATCATAGGTACTACGGTCATTGCTGGAGCGATTGGCCGATTGCCAGCGATTGTTTCCAGATGTCCGTTGGCTTGCTCCAATAGATCATTTGTTCTTTTTGCCCCATCCATAAGCTTGGCGTTGTTGCGTTCCACGATTAACTTGTATTCCTCGGCGCCGCCTGCGCTTAATAGCGTAGGAGCTGCAAGCTGTGCGCCAGCGCCACCAGCGCCGCCTTTACCTCTTCCAAAAGTCGGATCTTCTCCAGGCTTTGGCTTGTCTTTGTCTAATGCTAGCTTCCGTTCGTTGTACATTTTGATGCGTGCGCGGCGTTCCTCTTCAGCTTGCGCTTGAATCGCTGCGCGGCCTTCTGCCATTCCATTGGTACTAATTCGTCCTAAATTAAATGTTACATTTCCTCTAGCTCTATCTTGCGCCATCATGGTATCGGTAGTTCCCTTGGCAACTATGCCAAGAGCTTCTGCAATATTGCCTAATCCGTAAGAAAACTTGTCGATCCATTTTTGAGTAAAAGCCGCCATGTCTTCAAATACTTTAAGTATTCCATTAATGGCATTGATACCGATTTCGCCAATTGCCAAAAACCCAACTTGCGCAGCGGTCTTAATCGTTTGAAGGATTTCGTACATACCTTCCCAGATGTTCGTAACATTGGAAACCCTATCGCCAAAAGAATCTAGGATGACATTCCAAACTTCAAAGATGGCTTCAAAGTTACTTGCGAAGTCTTCCATGTACTCGCCAAAGCCCTTGAAAAGTTCTGTTAATATATTTGTCTTGCCTGCGGCCTCATCTAGTTTGCTTGAGACTGCGTTGTTATTTTTCCAAGTATTAAACCATTCTCCAATAAGCCGCTTCGATTCCGTCAACTGCTCGCCCATGACTTCAAAACCACGGAAGAAGGCAACAACTAAAATATCGATGCCGTTCTTAAAATCATCTATCCATTGCCGATTATTTGCAAATACGCCTGCAAGCAGCTCCACTTGCTCGCGCGCCAGTTTCACGCCTGCGGTAATTGTCTTGAAGATGGAAACATATGTTTTCGTGCCACCGAAAAAGGCGTTGATTGCCTTGCCAATTTCAAAGAACATCAAAGAGATTTCGCCTTTGGCTTTTCCCATGGCACCGGCAAAGGTATTTCCTACCGCCTCGGCTTGCGCCTGAACTAATTCCGAATCTCCCAAACCAGCCATTACTTGCAACTGTTCTTGCGTTGTTACGCCGCTGGCTCCGCCTGTTGCCTGCGCTAATTTTAGTTGTGCCGCTACTTCCTCGGCGGTAACTACCACTCCGCGTAATTCAGATAATTTTGCGGCCATCACTTCCATGATTGGAATGCCCATTTCGGCTAGAGCCTTGTACTGGCCGAACTCCACAAAACCCAACTCATCCAAGTTTAAAGCCATTTTTTCGAGCATACCAACAGTTTGGCCGATTTCACCAGGCACCGCTTTTGCTGTTTTATAAAAGCTCGTTACTAGCTTTTCTGATTCGGCTGCAGAAAACCCAATGGACATCATTTTACGCGCCATATCGCCCAGCAATTTCCCTGCTTCGTCATTGCGTCCAGTGATTGCGGAAAGGGTACTGACTAGATTTGCTATTGATTCTTTGGAGCTGCCTGCCGTTTTGCCAATGGCTTCAAGAATTGCTTGCGTCTTTTCGAAGGCTACAACTTTTCCAAGGCTCCCTTCAATGCCTGCCTTAATGCCTGCGAACGAAAGGCTTGCAAGGCCCAATACGCCAACTAACTTTCCAGCGGTGGCGCCAATGTCTTTAAAGTAGCCTTTGAGCGATTCGGCGCCTGTTTTGAAGGCGCTGGCGTCCATGCCTACCGCAACGGAAGTTTTAGAAATTGATGTTGCCATTTATTTAATTTCTCCGCCTGCGGCTTTGATCCAGTTTAGTAAGCTTCGTTCCATATCTTCAGGAGTTTGTACCGGCTTATTCTCTCTGAAATAATCCGGCAAAAAGTCTTCGATAGTAAAAGCTTTTTGGCTGGAGCCTCGATTGCAATTTCCAAGTAAACTTTGCAGGCTCGCAAAATTAATATCATTGCGGTAACCATCCAGCGGCTCAATCCTAGCAAACGCCATCCAATCGGTTAACTCGTCGCTATCCATCGTCTCGAGGATTTCGCCAACCGTCTTTTTAAGGTGTCCAGCCAGACGGAAAAGAAATCTTTTCGCTGGCTGTTCCCTTAGTTTTTTTCCGCTTGCTCCACGGCCTTTGTCGTAAAGCCGTTAAGCTCCTGAGCCACGGTAAAAAGCTGATTGACCAAGTCCGCTGGCAGCTCGCCAATCAAAGGTACTTCGCTATCGGAAAAAATACGATTGCCGTTAGCATCACAAAAACAGAGTGCAACAAGTTTGCTTCGGAAGTTGTCAAAGTTAAACTTGTCGCCGCCTGCGATTGCGCCTTCGTAATTATCTCGATCTCTCGCTTTCAAGACTCGGATATATACCTTGCCGTAGCCTGGCACATCGACTTCTTGCTTGCGAATCGTACCCTTGGCAAAAGCCAAAAAACTTTCCTTGGAAACTTCCATCCTGAAATCCTCCTTTTGAAAAAAAACTAATCCACAGCGTAATAAGTAGGCTTGCCTGTTACCTTGGCAGTAATCTTGCCCTTCACGGCGTTATCGCCTACGGTAACTGGATCAATGGTGAAATCGGTAATAAATGCGTCAAAAGTTGCACCACCAGTGTTAGGAAAGGTGATTACGAACGGAAGCTTATAATTGGCTTCCAAGGCTTGATTCATAGTTGAAGCTAAGGTAACTCCATCGCCAGGAAAATAAAAGTCCATTGAAAAATCGCCTGCTTCCAACATACCTGGAACGAATTCCTTGCAGTTGTTTGGCGAGGAAAGGCTTGTTACGTCAATCGATCCACGCTTTAAAGTTGGCGTGGTAATCGAGGTGGCAACAAATGGCGTTCCTGAAATCGATACGGTTGTTCCCATTCCAGAAAATGCTGGCATAATCTACTCCTCTACAAATTGGATAAAATGACTATTAATATAACTATAAACTGGAATATCATTCCCTTCAAGAAAAACATCGTTGGTTTCTTGGTTATTCCAGACGCTACTTGCTATCTCGACTCCGGAAACCGTTCCGCGGTATCCGCTGAACAAATTTCCAACTTCAACGGAAAGGCTCTCAACCGTGATTCGATTGATGCCAAAAATCATAAACTGAAACGTTGCCACCGGTAAACCGCTGGTGCTTCCATCTAGATTGTAAAAGCGCTCGACGCTCTGCATTTTGTAAACGCAAAAAGGATACGGTACGCTTTCCGGTGCGCTATCTGGAAAGACGTTTCCATTAAAGGCCGTAACTGTTTTTAGCCTGGTTGTGATGGCTGCGGAAATACTCATTATTTTAAAGTTTCCTTGATAGCGTTTTCCATGGCGTCAATCATCATCCTTTGCGCTCTGGCCCGAACGGCTTCGTAACTCGGAGCTACAAAAGGCATCTTCTGATAGCCTGGATGATTGAAGATACGGCCAGCGTTTCGGCCTCGGTTCACTTTGATTTTGTGCGGCTTCACTCCACCTTCAACAAAATGAGCGTATTTCGAAGGGTAGCCAAGTTCTGCTGCTTTTCGCTTAGGGCCGCAAAACAAATATCCTTTACCTTTTTTAATATCCACATTTGTTTTAATGGTGATGCTTCGGTATAGGCCGTTCTTAATGTAACTACCTTTGGAATTGAATCCGATTCCAGTTTTGCGCTTGCCTTCAATCGCCTTGATCTGGCTTTTCTGTTTTGCTTTTAAATCTTTTCCTATGGCAGAGAATCCACGGCGCAAACTCTTTCGCATCAAATTAGGCGTGATATCGCTAAACTTTGCCAAGAGTTCTTGAACCTCGGTAACGTCAATCGTAATTCCGTTTTGCTTATAAACTGAAGCCATTACGAAACCCTTTCCACGCCTTCAATGGTCGCCTCGATGCCGTCGATAAAGTTCTTAATGCCAACGCTTTTGATTTCTACCGTGTGGCCTTCGGTAATAACCCTATCGCCTGGAGCTGCGGCAGTTTTTCTAGTGGTGATCGTATAATTCATATAGGCGCCTGTTTGCTCACCAATCATTTGTTCGCCAACTGGAACCGTTATTACTCTCGCCCAAAACTTTTCCACCTGACGCCAAGATTTTACCATCTGCCCAACCGCATCGGCTTCGCTTTCCGAGCGTTCCAAGACGCAAACATGGCGCATAACTCCGGAATCAATCATCGGTAATTTCCTGAAGCAAATAAGTTAATTAAAGAATCAACGCCAAAAGGAATCGGCCCAGGCGAACCCATTTCTACCGCGGAACGATTGCTATACCAGTGATCCACTAGCAAAAGAATTGCCTGCTTTAATGCTGCCGGTACGTTTTCCGGATCGCCATACCCTGCGACGTAAGTAACTTTTACCGCATCTATTTTATTGGGCATTGTTTGCGGCCAAGGCTGGCCAGCCGCCGGTACAATTAGGCAAGGATTGGATTCCAAAGCCGCTTGATAATTTGCTAGCGTTTGCAAAGCGTTCGTCTGATCGTAATATTTTATTTCGCTAATCGAAATGGTAGGCCCATAGGCCAGCGTTAACCAAGGCTTGCGGAATCCGTCGAAGGTGGTGCGCCTAGTTTGCGTGATTAAACTTAATTCGCAAGTTTTTTCAACGTATTGCCGAGCAACAACCATTGCCATCAAGAGCCAAGAATCATCTTCTATATGCGTTATACGGCTGTGGTTTTTCACCTGTTCAAGCGTGACAGGCTCAACCGCAGGCTCCGTAATAATTTTTGTTGTCCAAGTCGGCAGCATTTTAAAGCCTTATTTAAAGAAATCCCCTTGGCAAAAGGAGGATAAAGCCAAGGGGATTAGGTAGGATCAAAACCACGGATTAGATAGTTACCAGGTGCTTAACTGGATTGGTTCCAGCGTTAGCAAGCTTGGCGTCTAGCCTGTGATGAATCACCCAGCCAACGAGACCGGAACTTGAATAAAGTTCGGATTGCCTGGTTAATTCGATGTTGGAAACTTCGCGAACCTTATAAGCGGAAAGATCACCGAACAAGGCAATCTTGCCTGCTGCGGTGGTCATATCGCTGGTCATGTCATTGCAAACCACAATTGGAGCGCCTAACAGTGTGGTAGGCTCGCCAATGTTTGGCCCGCCAAAAATCAAGTATCCGGCATCGTCGGTAAGATTTCGCAGAAGCGCCAAGAAAGAGTCATGGAAGACCCAACTTGCATTCCTTCGATAATTAATATCTACCGAGTGATACAAATTCAATAAGTCCTGGTAAGCCAAAACGTTATTGGTGGCTTGCGTGGCTCCTAGTGTCGAGCCAGTAACCAAGCCGGTAGGCTGGCCGCTGCCGCTGCCAGTGGCTAGATGTTCTGATTGACCTCTTGCCAATCTTTCGCCTAAAATTGTTCCCAATTCAGACTCAAGATTAATGCCAGAATCTTGGATCAATTCCCAAGAAGCTTGGATGCTTGCAGCATATTTATAAGCTCCAAGGGAAAACTGGCTGAAGGTGGTATTGGCTGCGGTGATTGCCGAGCCTTCGCCAACAATAGCAGCTTTGGAGCTGGTGTCATTCACCATTGGCATCGTTAAAGGATTGCCGCCAGTGGTGCGGATGATTGAAGCCTTTTCGCGGATGCCACCGAAAGCCAACATCGCTTTTTCAAGGCTTGCGATAAATTCGGTAGGAACCGCAAAGCCGCCAGCACTGTTGGTGCCTACTGAAAGATTGGCTCGAACTTCGTCGCCTGTCTTTGGAGCGCTTCGGAATAAATCCAAAGTCAATCTGTCCGCATCGATGTTAAGTCCTGTTTCATGCGCTGCGCTGCGAATTTCATCATTCACCAGTTCAGAGCGTGAACCACCAGCCAACCAGCCCTTGATTGCCAAGCTTCGCTTTTGACGATCATTTTTATCGCCAAAATCCCTGACGTAATTAGGAGCGGAGGAATAAACTTTAGACCGTTGCACAGTCGGTGCAACTGGTGCGGAAGCCTTCCAAGCTTGCAACTTATTTCTTGCAGCGCTTGCCATTTCGGCGGCGTCTGCTGCTGGATCTTCTGCAAGCATTGCGTCGATTTCATTTACCTTGGATTCCAAGGCAGAGAATCGAGATTCTTCTTCAGGCGTCCAAGCGCGTTGTTCGCTAGTAATGGCTTCGCCTTCTGCAATCAATCGTTCGCGCTCGGCGCGTAGTTCTGACTTATTCATTCTAATAACTCCAAAAAAAAATGCGTGAACGGCTTCAGAAACAATTCCAAAGCTGTTCACGCAAAAGCGTGGTGATCTAATTAATATTAGTGTACTAGCAATATATTTAATTAGTCAACTAAAAATTCCATTTCATTAACTTAATTTTTGCGATAGCCTGCTTTCTTCGGGCCTCGGAGCGTTCGACCTCGGCCAAATTCCTCAACGCAACGCTCGTATCTGGATAGGCTGGATTAGCAGTTGGTGAGATTTCATAAAGCGTAACGCTTTCAAGAGTTCGAATCTTTTCATTATTAACCACCGTCCAAGAATCCTTATTCACGGTGAAGCCAAACGAAACACCGGAAAGAATTCCAGCCCTGATAAGTTCCCTTACATCTCTGCCGGTGGTGGTATCCGGTAACACCAAGGAGAAGCGCAGGCCTCTTGAATCAACGGACAATTCCAAATTCGTTCCTTCCTTACCTAATACCTGGCTTGAGTCATGATTATAAAACGCCAAAACTTTTCCGCTTCGCTCGTTGAATGCGGTAGGCGCTACGATTTCCCTAAAGCCTCCGAGATTTTCAGAGAGTGAAGGCTTGCCGCTTGCGTCGGTGAAGACTGCGGCATATCCTGAAATGGTGTTGCCTTCGTTTTCGGTGCGGTATTCTACGGCGTTTCTTCGTTCCATGATTATTGCTCCGTGGTGAATGATGGAAGTAAATTGGAATTCAAATAGCTAGGCAAAGCAGATTCCACAGCGGCAGGCAGGCCAGCAAAGTTGGTATTGCCTGCAACATCTAAAAACTTTGCCTTTAAATTGTCTGCGGCAGTATGCGCAATAAACTCCGCAATCTTTTCCTTGCCCTTGATTTCAAAGGCTTCAAGAATTTCATCAAATGCCATATAGTGCCTTTTCTTTGTTTGTTCGGTCAACTCATCCAGCTTTGCTACAAAAGACTTATCCTTGGAAATTCGCTTTAATGCGGTTGCCTCTACGGCTCGGAGCTGCTGCACCTTGAGCGTTAAAACACGCTCCAAGATTTTGTTATTACTTCGATTCGGTGGTAATGCCAAATCTGGAGTTGGTAAATCTCCTAGACCGTTAAAGATTGTATTTACAACTTCTATCGAAAGGAAAGGAAATGAAGCCATCGCAATCGCCTTGGCCACATCGACAGGAATAAGCTTCTGCGCCACCTGTGTAACCAGATCAACTAACGAAGTTATTTGCGCTCCGTTAAGCGCCGTGCTAGCTACATCTGCTCCTGCTGTTGCATTTAACCCTATTGATGGTTTGTCGTTTGATGGTTTGTCGTTTGATGGTAATGCAGAATCTGGAGTATCCACGCCTGGAGCCGTAACGGCAGGCCCGCCAGGCACAAGTTCCGCTACTGGCGCCGGTGCTGCGTCCAGCTTTTCCATATTCATCGGCTTAAGATAATCTTCCATACCTGGTACATCAGCGTTAAGATTCTCAAGCTTCCTGCAATCGCCAGCACTTAACCAACCCCATTGGCGGCCAATCGCCATTGATTCATAGCGTGTTTTAATATCTGTCCTTAGAATTGTTTTGGTGTCTACCTCAACATATTCCGCCATATTATAAATTAGCTTCCTTGAAATTTCCTGTTCCCAGCGGCAAAGCCAAGGTTGCAGGCTGCGTAGAAATTGCAGGCTTACCGCCTCGATGTTGTCGCTAGCATCTGCGGCACCAATCAACGAAGGCGGAACGCGAAAGATACTTGCAATTTCTTCTCTTGAATACCTTTGAGTCTGTAGAAACTGCGCTTCCTCTGGATCAAGTTGCAACTTTTGAAAATCCAAACCGCCTTCAAGAATCGCAACACGTCCGGTATTGCCTGCGCCGGAATGGAATGAATCCCAAGAACGCCTTAAGCCATCTTTGGCTTCAGGCGAAAGCTTGTTAGGAAACTTTATAATCCCGGCAGGGCGAGCGCCATTTTTAAAGAAGCTTGCGCCGTATCTCTGGCTTGCCAGATGCAAAGCGAACGTTTCACGCTGAAGATATAACGGCGAATAGCCGGCAAGACCATCATAAGACAGGCCAAGAATATGAAGCATATTCCTTGCTGGTATTCCCATGTAAGGCTTGCTACCTCGGTAATCACCAGCGTAAATTGCATACCAAATGCTTTCGGTATCGGTGTCAAAATAAGGCTGTACATTTTGCGTTGGTATGTACCAAAGTCCGTTGCACTCGCCGTTGGCATCTCTTGATATTTCAGCAAAGGCGTTACCGTGAAGCACCGCCGCCGCCGTCATGATTTCCTTAAAGGTGAATCCAGAATAATCAGGGGTAGGCTCGTTGTTCAAAATAAAATCAAGCTTGGAATCCAAACGGATGCGATTGTCATCTTTAGTTTTAAGGTAATGGCGAAATGGTAACGTTGCCACCGTCTGAGAAATCAAATTGATACAAGCCCAAACCGCAGAACTTCCAAGCGCAGTTTGTTCCGTAACTGCAACGCCTGAATAATTTGAATTACCATCTACTAACATATTACTTTGATAGCGTCCAGTAGGACGAAACCAGCGTTGCACAGTATCAAGAAAATTCATAATTTTCCCCTATTATCGTTATGCCGTCTTCGAGGTACGAAAAATCTGTTTCCGTTGCGGTAGATGCCTGCCAACGTCCAAGAGCCATAATCATGGACATTACCCCATCTACTTTATCCTTTTCTCGTGATTTTGATATCGCAATGTTTCCATTTCGATCAGAAATACAAACAGCGTTCGAAAATTCCCATTGTAAAACTGGATCATCTGGCAAGATAATTCTTTGGAAATTGATCCACTCTTCAAGAACTTTAGTCGGATTGTTTAAGTTTTTTAGCGTCTGCCGGAATGTTAAAACTTCAATGTTATGATCGTCTTTTAGTTTGCGTAATGTTTCGCTGGCGTTCCACTCATCGACGCCAATACTTTGAATCTGAAATTCTTCCGCAAGCGCTGCGATATCTCTAACGATTAACTCTTGATTGATCCACTCGGTTTGATGCTCGGTAATAAATTCGTCTCGTATCCAATCGTCCAGGACTTGAGCGCCTATGCTTTCTCTTCTGGATTCGGTGGCGTACTTCGGACACCAATGCCAAACCAAGAAAGCCCCAATATCCTCGCCATAGGTAGGAGGAAAATATAAAGAAAATGCGCTTAAATCTCTCTTACTAGAAAGATCCAAGCCACCGTGACAAACCCTATTCTTATACTTCTCGATCATTTCCTTTTTAGGAATCTTCTCCACCTTCAAATACTTATCAATCTGAATCCAATTTTGTTCCGCAGATCCTTCCCAAAGATTCAGATGATACCTTTTGAAATCCATTTCTTTTGAAATAGAAGTTTGCGCTTCCCTGCAAGAGTCTTCAAGAAACTTTTGATTTAAACTAATTCCGATATTTGGGTTGGCTTTGAGCCATTGCGCCGGATCTTTCCAATCTCCGTTCTGATCTGCGGCATAAATCACCGGTAGAAACGTTGGATCTTTAATTGATCCATCGGCAACCTTTCTTGCGTAACTGTGCTGCGAATATCCAAAACTCGCTTGCGTTCCTGCGGTGGTGATTTGCCAGAAGGCAAAGTTTTCACGTGATCCGCCAGCGGTGCGAAGGGCGGTATAAAGCTCATCATTTCCAAGGCAATGGACTTCGTCCAGGATACAAAAGCTTGGATTAAGTCCGTGTTGGCGCTTTGCATCTGCGCTAATCACTCGGTAGATTGAATTCGTTGAAGGTACTTCGATTTCGTTTTGCTTTACTTTGCATCGCTTTGACAATGTTTCGCATGAAAGAACCATCGATTTTGCAGTATCAAAGATGATTTTTGCTTGTTGCCTGGTGCTTGCTGCGGAAATAACTTCAGCTTGTCCGCCATCACCCATAAGAGCAAAGAGGCCAAGAGCTGCTACAAGCGTCGACTTTCCATTTTTTCGGCCAAGCTCAAGCCAAACTTGTTGATATTGCCTTTGGCCTTCTGGCGTTAATGTGTCGTAAAACTTGACAAGTAAATCTTTCTGCCATTGCGCAAGTTCGAACTTCTCACCGGCAAGCTTGCCTTTGGCATGACTGCAAAAATTCTCAATAAAATGAATTGCTTTTTTACTGCTACTCATTCCATCCCTTCAAAAAGATCATCGTTATTATTGGAGGCAATAACATCCTCCGGATAATCCGCAGGCGTTCCGATTCTTGTAAGTTCGTGCCGTGTTGCTGGCGTCAGGCGAAGAGCGTTCGCCAGTTTTAACGCCAGCGATTCCAGAGAAATTATTTTTGCGATGATCGGAGAAGGCTCGCCGGTTTCGTCTACCAGTCCATGAATCGAAAGCTCGCGCCTAAGTCCAGCGATCAAGCCAAGCGTATTCGCCAGGCTAACCACCGCTTGCGTTTCGTGCCTACCGATTAGCGCAGAAGGTGCGGAGTTCAGGATTGCTTGAGCGATTTTTTTTTCGATGTCTGGAAGGCCTGAATTTGCGAAGTCTTCAAAGCTGGCCTGCGGCGCATAATTGAAAAGTTCGCCTTGAATTGGTGGCGTTTTAGGCCCTGTTTTGGTCTTCAACATGATTTCCTACCCCTTTTGCCAATCCTTAAACGGATTTTGAAAAAATTAGTTCGCAAACTGCTGGCGCCGTAAGTAGATACCGGCGCTTTGGTACACTCCTGAAGGCCCCGCCTACCCTTTACCATGCCAAATTGTCGAAAAATCCGTCATTTTTAAGCGCCTTTATCCGAAAAAAAATTCGCTTATTCGGCTGATCTCAAAAAAAA